CTATAATATAATAAGTATTTATGACAATGTCAAGTGTTTTTTTTTATTTTTTCCAAGAAGTTGTATCTACGATTTGGTAGATTTTGGTAGGGATTTTCTGTAATCCCATTTCGTTTGTTAATAACAATGTATTACTGAACTCGTTCCAATCAACCATATAAGATTTATCTAATACTCCGTCATTCTTTTCTCTAATGACTTCGTTTAGTGCGTTGATTGTATACAATGTATTGGATTGTTTTTTTCTGTGAAGTGAGATTGTATCAATGATACTTTCTTCGTAGTCGTATTTATATTGAATATTATATGTGCAGATTAGTTGTGATAAATCGCTTTCATTTTGAAACACATATACTTTTTCATACAAAACTTCATTACAAGTGATGATAATATCTAATGTATCATTTAATCTTGGTTTAGAAGTAAAGGTGCATAGTAATTGAGTTTTCATTATGCTTTCTTACCTGTTCTGAAACATTCGACGGTCGATTTATCAAAAGCATATACGGTATTTAATTTACTAATCGGGCCTTGTTTTGACCTTTGTGTTTGTTTAGCGATTGGTTTTCCCTCATCATTATAGTAAAAAATATCTCTACCTGTAATTATTGTGTTATCACTACCTGCTTTGTAAGTAATTCTTTCACCTTTGCCAGGTTTAGAAACACTAAATCTTTCTTTGAACGCCTTTTTATCTTTGATACCTAAACAATGATTTAATTTTTTTCTATCAACTCTTTCTTCACCAGCTGATATTGAGAATAGTCCTGGATATTTATGAACTCCTTCATCTCCAAGATGAAATTGTTTCATAAAGTTTTCATATTCAATGTGTGTTCCTAATGGTGTTCCGTCTGGTGCTTTTCTTTCATTTAGTTTATCAAAAGCATCGTGTTGAATTTTAATGTTTCTTTCTTTAACTTCACCAATTTGTTTATCTAAAGGAATACCATTTTGTCTTGAACATCTTTGTAGAAATTTCATTTGTTCACCAGTTGGTTCCATTGGTTCTTCACCTCTTTTAATTCTTTCTACGTTTTCTTTAATTCTTTCTTCATCACCCACCCAATCTAAAAATGCCTTAACTTTATCAGCTTCAGATGCGGTTTCTGCAGTAACACCTTCTGGTAAGTATTTGTCATTAAGGTATCGTTTTTTTGCATCCGAAGTTACTTTGGTAATGTGTTTTAATTTACTACTGACTGCTGTTTTAACTTGTCCAGCTTTAGTGGCTTTGTCTGAATATCTGTCTAAGTTAGCGTCATCTTTTATGTCTTGTATGAATTTATCTGGGTCATCTGATAGCTTTTTGGATAAATCATTAGCTGGTTCTACAACTACCTGTTGAAGTTCCCTTTCGTTTTCAATGATTCTTTTTTTAGTTTCTTCAAGGTCTTTTTTAATTTCTTTCTTTTCTTCTTCTGGTAAATCCATTTTATCAATGTCTTCAATCATTGTATTGATTTGTTTCATAACGGTAGAATTTGCTTGTGGGTCTGACATATCTGTTTTATCAGAATGAAAAGCCACAACTGCTCTACCCTCACTATCAACACCAATCATTGCGGTATCGGAAGGATTATCTCCACCACCACTATTTTTAATCAAATCTATTAATACATCTTTTGGAATTTCAACTCCTTCAGTTGTGTAGAACGGCCCTTTTGAAGATTCAACTAATTTAACCATTTTATCTAATGATTCTTTGTGTCCGTAAAAACTTCTCATCTTGACATCTTTACCGATTTTACCTTGTTCATTTAGTAAATCAACACCATCATTCATTTGTTTGTGTTTGTTTCTACCGGCTGCGATTGTTTGATTGATAGCCTTTTTTCCTTTTTTGAAACCTTTTGTATCTCCATATCTTTCTTCTAAAATAGCTTTAATTTCTTTGTCGGTTAAATCAGGATTTTCTTGAATGATTGATGTTACTTCACCACTTATGATTTCATTGAACATTGATGTATCTGAACCTGGTGCAGCTTTGAATAGTATTTTACCGTCTTTTTCGGTAGTTCCATATCCATACTTTAACGCCTTTAATTTTAGTTCATTGTCTGAAAATTCATCTTTGGTTTGTAATCCAACTGATTCACTTACACCCTCACTATTAGTTGATGTTTCGTCATATATGTAATCTTCTTCATCAAAGTCATAATCATCTGGTATGTCTTTTTCATCTGCGGCAGAACCATCTGGGTTAGACCAATAGTATGTTCCACCTTTCGGACCTACTCCTGTTTTCGAACCCTTCGGTGCAGATTGTCCTTTATCAGATTGATAGTATCTTGGTTTGACTGCTTCATCTAAACTCTTTAATAATTCCACACGAGCATCAATATTCCAATTATGTTCTTTTAAAATTTCCCATAATTTCATTAAGTGTTGTTCGTTGGTTAAGTCTGGTATGCCAGAAGAAACTCTATAACTTAACTCATTGAGTATTTTGTTCCAATTATTTTTCATAAATGATTGTTAGTCCGTCTGTTTCAATCCTACCCGTATTGACTAATGTCATAATTTCATCTTTAGTCATACTAACTACGGTTGGTTTACTGAAGTCATACTTTTGATTTGTTGGGTGTGCTATACCTTCTTTGTTGGTATAACGAGTAGTGATTTTTGATAATTCTTTTATTTTGCTCATTTAAACTTCTCCGTGATGTCTTCCATATCGTGATAGTTTACTCCTCTACTAATCTTGACTGGATACTTTCCATCACTTTCTATTGTTTGTTTAACCATATTTAAAAAATCTAATCCGTCTTTTGTATCAAAGTCAAATAAAAATGAATCATAATTATACAACACTAACTTACTATTGTATTCCTGTAATTTAGGTTGTAGTTCACTTAAAATCTTGATATTGTTTTCTGTTTCCATTAATTGTATCATATAATTGAACAATTTATTTGGATGCATATCTGATAGATTTTTCTTATATATCTTCCTATTATAAATATAAGACTGGACAAAATTGTTAGTTTCATAGTCCTGCCATAATAACTTAATATAATCATTTACTTTTGAGAAAAATGGGTTGTCCGATACCTCATCTGTGATACCTCCGTATAAATATTTAAATGATAGTGCTTTTGCTTCATCATAAGGTAATCCATATAGTTCTGCCATATGTTCGTGAACTGAACCCTTGGGGAACTTATATCCTATGATTTCTCCAATTAGTCGTAAGTGATACGCATCAAAGTCCATTTCAACCAATACTCCGTTATTATAACGACTAATGAATTGTTTTCTACTTCCATCTGATTTATTTAATGCTGCAAAGTTCATACCACCGAAACGATTACTTGGTCTACCTGTTGATGTGTAAGGATTGTATTCTGAATAAACTATCTTTTCATAAGTCTTTAATCCACTTCTTTCTATTTGGTATAGGTTTTCCAATATGGTTTGGTCGTATTGTTCGTAGGATTTATACAATTCTCGTGATATTGGTTGAAAATACTCTGCGTGTTTAACCAAAGGAATAACATCATTTATGTTTTGTTTATCATAATGTAATCTATAATAATGATGATGTGCATCTGTTAAGTGTTCATTGAAGTCATATGGTTGATTTGTTTTCATATACCAAGACCAATTTAAATCTCTAATATCTTTACCGAATACTAATGTGTTGTGTCGGTATTGTTTTAAATCATCTACATAAATGGTTTGGTCTGTTTCAATCAGCCCCACATTATCACGAAACTTTTCTGTGTGATGAATCGGAACAATGTATTGTTCAAATTGAAAATCAACCCAATAACAACTTATACGATTTTCTTGTTGATGTTGTTGAACATCTGAATACATTTGCAATAATACAAATGGTTTAGATTGTATTTGTTGTTTGAGTTGGTTGAATAGAATATCTGTATTTACTATAACCATTTATTATAAGTATTGATTTATAAAATCAAAATGTAATTTTTTTAAGGTAATTTAATGTCTGGAAGTCTGTATTGTAAATCTAATTCTGGAGTTTCTACCTGTTTCCTATTCTTTTCTTCATTATCCATAGAAGCTTCTATGGCAGCAGACCTCATTTTATTTTGCCAAGTTAAGTTTTGAGTTTGTCTTGGAATATAATCTTTAATTTGTTGTATTGTAACTCCATACTTTTCTGATAGTCTTTTAAACTGTGCTTCAGGTGTAATCTTTGCTTCATTTTCATCAATTATTGCTTGTCTTCGTGCCATAAAGTCATCAACATCTTCATCTGTATTGATATTTTGTTCATCACCAGTTTTTATCAATCCATCTTTAATCATTTTTGGAAAATCTAACTTCATTTTTGCATTCATTGAAGTTGACCAACCTGTTGTGGCTATGGAATGATTGATTGACATTATTATAAAGTATGTGTATTTACGATAAATTTCTGGTAAAAAGTCTATCTTGAATAAATTACCCGGAACTAATCCACCGATTCCATCAATAGTTAAATCTAAGTCAATCGGTATAATTGGTTTTTGTATTACCCAATCTGATTGGTCTGATTCTATATTTGAATGATTAAGTTTTGCTAATTGAGTCTTCTTTAAATCTCCACGAACACTACCATTCCTATCATAACTTAATGGATATAATTTATCTTGTTCTTCCTTGAATGGTGTTGTTTCTGTGTCTGTTCCGTCTTCATCTTCATCATCTTTACCTTCTAACTTTTTGCTTATTTCTTCTTTAATCTTTTCAATGTCTTGAGTTATAGACGATATTGATGATAATGAAAAATTATTATTAATTGGTTTTTCAACAAAAGATGAATTCTTGTTATAATTACCCATATCTAACCCGATATCGTCATCAGTCATAGCTGATGAAAATCCTGTGATTGCAATTGGGTCCACATATGATTTATCTTTTCCTAACTTTATTTTATCACTTCCCTCAAAATCAGAAAAAATTGCATTTTGTAATGCACCTAATTTTTGAATTCCCTCATCATATAGTGTTGTTGAATTAGTAAAATTACCATTTGCAAGTTTTCCTTGATTACCATACAAAGCTAATGTTGCGGCTTCTTTTGTTAATTGTAAATTTAAATTATATGATGTTATAATACTATCTTTTGAGAAAACACTAAACTCCATTAACCTCTCTGAACTACCTAACTCTTTTTTTCCTTCTATGTATTTTTCAAAATTAAGAGGCTCTTTTAATAATTCTTCATTTCTTTCAGTTGGGTTCATATATTTTCTATCACAAATTCCAATTCTACCATTGTTTTTTGTATCTGAGTATATCATAAAAGCAAAGAACCCACCATACTTTGCACTTACTTCACTCCACAAACTTCTCAAGCCTTCTTCTACGGAATTTATATTTTGAAAATGACTTTTTATAAAGTCTACTGAAAATACCATATTTCTTATCTTACCATAAAATTCATTTGGGTTACCGAATGGTTTAAAATTATCATCAATGATTTCAGAAAGTTTTTCTAAGTAGGTAATGTTATTAAGTCTTGCAGTTAAGTCAGCTTTCAATTTCTTTTTTTTAATTTTTGGTAATATTCGTTCAATTTTACCTTTACTCTCACCGATTGGATAATATTGTCCTGGTAAAATAATAGAGTCAAATCCTAATGAAGTTAATGATGAGTTGTTATTACAGCGATTTGAAACTAATTCATCAGTGCTGATTATATCTGTTGGTGTAGGATTGTCTTCATCACTTTTTTTGAACCTTGGCTCAAAATTCGTTGCATTTATTTTTCTAAACTTTTGTTCTTCTTCACTAAGTTCATATCTATATGGTGAGTGAACACTTCTTATTTCCATAAATGGAATCGGGTCCGCGTTGTCCTTTGTGGTTACTTTGGTTTGGAAAAATGAATTTAAAATCACATCTTCAAACCAACCCCAACTACAATACATATTCTTTGCACTTTCTAAACGTAATGATTTTTCGGCTGAATAATTATCACTATACTTAACTTCTGTTTTCATAGCACCTTTTTTAAAAATATACTTTATGAAAATTGAAGCTGGGTCAACAGTCCCTCGCCTCACTATATCAGGTGCTTTATCAGGATTGTAAATATTAACACTTTTATATTTATGTTTACGGTCAATCGTACTTCCCCCACCACTTCCCTCTTTTCGTTTTGGTTCTTCCAAATAGTCTGTAATGAAATCTTCTAATTTATTAATCGTTGCTTGAAATGTTATGGTTTGTTCAACTGCCTTTTGAAAAACATCTTTATCTTTTGTAGGTGTGAATCTTCTGATTGAAACTGATTCTTCGTCATCATCAGTATTTTGAATTGGTGTATAGAGAACATTTTGTCCTCTTGAAATAATAGTCATAGTTCCTTTGTATCCACCTTCTTCTGTAATACTATAATCATATGTGGTTAGGGTTCCGGCTTCTGCTTGATATGAATCTACTGATTTTTTATTTCTTTCATCTAACTTGTCTAAAAACTTAGTCATATTGTCTGATGTCAATGGTGGAATTTTTAAATTACCTAAGTCACTATCTAATCCCCAACCGAACTCTACGACCATAAATCTTCCGTGTTGTAAAAAGAAAGGTAATACTCTTTCTTCAAAATCTATTGGGTCTGGACACTCCCAGTTTACTTTAATTTCTTTAACGAAGAAAGATTTTTGTGTAACTGATACTCCTGTGATTCCAGTATGTCCTCTCCATATAAATTTTTTATCGTTGGTGAAAGGACTTTTATTAAAAGCTAATGGTGTGTTTGTTTGAGTTGTGGTTCCGAGTCTGTTTTCTAATTCTTTGGGTCTAATATAACTTGAAAAATTTAATACTGCACTTCCTTCCTCACCATCACTATTTTCAACCGGTATATCTACACTTAGTCTAACGAAAGTATTACGAACCAATTGATATGAAAGTGCATTAGTTTGTTCTAAACCATTTTTATCACTTACTGGTTCCAATATAGAAGTATCAAAACTTGGTGTTGAATTAGTAGTATCACCTTTTGGGTCCAAAGTTGGATTGTCAGTAGTGATTCCTATTTTGTTAAGTGCTTCTATTTTTTTAAAGATTGCTTTCTTAACTTCTGGAGCGATATGTCTGGCCTCAAAGACACTCATTAGTCGTTCAACGCCTCATAGTCAGATAATATCTGACCAATACTGGTAGGTATTCTATATTCCTTGTTTGGATTCATATACATAGAACCACCATTTGATTGGTTTTCTGGATTTGCTCTGGCGATTACCCACCACAATTGGACATCACCATAATAATCATAAGCTAAACTATCCAACCTTTTACCATATTGACCTTGAATAAAAATATCAGAATCTCTAATGGGGATTTTTGGATATTGAGTTTGACTTAAATATCTTGTTCCATTTTCATCATTTAAAATTGTTTGATTATCGTATCTTGACATTATAACTCCTATATCGTACCTTCGAATTCACCTGTTGGTATTACATCTCTTATGACTGGATTTTGTCCAGATATTCCTGGTTTAAGTCCGTCATAATTGATACTTGTCGTTGCTGGTAATTCTCTTCCAATATACTGGAAAGTGCAACTAATATCACACATATGTGGAAATTGTGCTCCCTCTATGATTTCCCAAGATGAAGCTTCAGGAATCGTTACATTAACTGATTCAAAATATCCTGGTGTGTTTTTAAACATATCACCTATGGTTAAGTAAACATAAGGTGCTGTTGGTCTTGTGAATTTTTCCCCTGTGGATTTAATTTTTTTATTATCGTAGAAAAATGGTTTAAATGAAGGTTGTGTTAAACCTTTCAATGCACTTACTTTCTGCCACACAATACCTAATTCATTTTCGTTCGTAGCTAATACTTTTAAATTAAATGAAATACTACGATTAAAGTTTTGATAAACGTGAACTGAATCTGGTCTTCCAATGTATTGTATTTTGTTATAATTCGCTTGTGAATTATCCGTAATACCTGTAATCAATGCTGGAAATATAATCCACTTACCATTGACTGCATCTCTAATTCTAAATTTTATAAAATCATTGGAAGATTTATCTTCAAGGGTTGTTCGATTTGTTTTTTTATCAAAATCTGTTGTTGGAATCATATTTAGTTTTCCAAACTCACCACCATATAGAACTTGGATTGATTTCTTTTTAACATCTTGTCCACCAAATGATGCAGCTTTATACACTCGTGAATCACCAGGTGTTAAATAAGCGACTGCATTTTTTATACCTTGTATTCTGTCTTGTCTTCCTTGCCATCTCGCACTTACCGTTTCTGCGGTCGTATCTCTATCTCCACTAACATCTTCTTCTTGACCGACATTGAAAAACTTTCCTGATTTTTCATATGGTTTTCCGGAAAATCTCCCTTCTCCCTCATAATCAGCCCCAAATCTGTTTGTATATCCTCGTTGGCCTGAAAAAACTATACCCTCTTGGTGTAAGGAAGTATTGGGTGTCAAATCTGATGAAAATTTGTTATTAGCATTTATTATTGGTTTACCACTTGGGTCAGTTTTATATTTTTCGTTATCAGTAGGTCTATCGATATGAACTGAATTTGCAATATCTTTATTAAAGTATGATTGACCTCCAAAATCCTTACCTCTAATTGTTTCCTCGTAACCACCACCACGATGCCTTTGTTCTCCAGCTCTTGATACATTTCCGTCAAGAATTTCAGTTACGGAATCTACATTTTTAATGATTGATGTTCTGTCGTATCTTCTTGTTTCTTCTCTGGCATTTTTCTTTTGTAAAATACCTTGTTTTGTTTGAAATAAAAATCCTTTTGGTGTTGTTAAAAACTTTCTTAATCGTTTAGTGTCTTCTACTTGTCTATCAGTATTGAGTACGAAACCACCACGAGTGAAACCACCGTCTTTATTTGTTCCTTTGTATCCATCACCTATATCGTGTGTGATGAATTGGTCATCATCTGGTTTAAATTTTTTGTGTTGTGCACTAACTTGGTCGTCAGTAAATTGAGTATTTTTTTCCGTATTATCTCTTTGATTAGTTTTGAAAGTTCCATTTTTAGTGGTGTTGGTTCCACCGATTTTATCATTGTATAATGACTCAGCTGGTTGTTTAAATTCTGTTGGGTCACCTTGTTGTCTATCTGGTGTAAATCCTTTTTGATTTTCATTATTAAAATAATCCACAACCTTTCCTTTGGTTGAGAACAATGAATTTACCGGTCTGTTAAATTCAGTAGAATCACCTTGTTGTCTATTTGATGTGAATCCTGTTTGATTCTCATTATCAAAGTAATCAACGGTTTTACCTTTACTTGATAGATTTGATTTTAATTTTATCAATGCCATTTAATTATCCTATGCGTCCGTTTCCACTGCTATACCACCAAATGCGTTTGGTCCAGTAGGTGAAGTTTTTGTGTTTCCAGCAATCTCATCTAATTTTTCTTCTTCTTTCTGGAAACCAGCGAGTAATATATCGTTTGTTTTCTTTTGAATATCAATTTGTGTTTCTTGTTTTTCTAATGATTCACCACGACTTACTCTCATTAAGTCCGATACTGATAATCCGATTGCTCCTGCAATTGCATCTTTTTGAACTACATTCATAGTTTCTAAATTAACACCCATTGCAACGGATTTAATTTCTCTCATTAATGAATCTTGGTCACCAGATAATGCTGCTTGTCTTGCGGCTTCTAAGTTTAATGCTCTACCAGTTAAAACTTGTGCTTCAAATTCTTTCGTTATACTACCCTCAAAATCTAATAACTCTCCAGCAACTTTCATTACTTTGGTTAAGTTTAATCCCATTTGATTTGCTGCGACTGCTGCCTCAGCTAATCCCTCTGCACCCTGCATTGAGAATCTTGCAAAGTCTTCAGCGTTTGAAGCTATGTCTGATAGAATTCTACCCTTTGCGATACCGGCTGTTTTGGCCAAAGCAGCTGCTCCTTCTTGAAAACTTAACGCCTGGTCAAATGATAATCCACTTGAAATCATAAGTTGTTTATTTAGTTTTGCAACTTCACCACCACCAATACCGGTTTTTTGTGCAAATAGTTCTATGTTTGCCGCATTTTCTGCGGTTACTAATTCTAAGTCTTTAAATTCTGTGGATAAGGTTGTGAGTGTTGTTTTTAAATTTTCAGCTTCAAAACCCATTGCTTCAAATTTAAGTTCTTGCATTTTTAATGATGCTAATTGTCCGTCAAGTTGGTCTTTACCCATACCTAAATCATTTGCTAAATCTCTCGCTGCTTTGTTTATACTTCTAAATAATAATAAAGCTCCAACTAATAAACCACCAAAAAGGAAAAGTGGATTAGCTTTCAAGATTAAATTAAATATTCTGGCTTGAAGTCCTGATTTTTTTAATCCACCTTCAGTTCCTTTTAAAGATTCTTGAAGGTCAACTTCTATTAATTTAACTGCGTCATTAAATTTGTCATTTATAAAACCTGAAACCATTCCCCCAACAAGTGGAATCTTATCAGTAAAGTCTGTAACTCCACTTTTCACTTTATCGACAATACCAACAGTGTCTTGAAATACTTTATTAGACTTTGCAACTGCGTCTTCTAAATTGTTAGCTGCGTCTTCTGCTTCTAATAATCTACGAACTATTGCACTATATCTTTTATCTTTTTCACCGGTTGAAGCTGCAATTGGAACTACATCTTCAATAGCTGCCCGTCTAGCAGCTCTAGCTCCTAAGTCAACATCAGTAGAACCAGACATACCTATTTTACCAATAGATTTTGTTACATCACTTATTCTGTCATTAACACCTTTAAAAATTTTAACTTGTTTTTCCCTTTCTCTAATTTCTTGTTCTAAAATAGCTCTTCGTTGTTCAGATAAATTTTTAGTTTCATCAATTGTTTTTTTTCTTTGTTCTATTTCAGTTGTAAGTGTTGATTGTTTATCAGTTATTTGTGAAAAGAAACGACCTAAGTCTTTTGATTCTATTCCAAATTGAGTGAGTGCATTTTTATTTTCATTTACTACAAAAGCAAAATCTCTTAAATCTTTTGCTAAGTCTTTAAATGTTTGTGATGATTCACCGACTATATCGTTGTATTCTTTTTGAACAAGTTTGGCTTCATTTTTTGCATCTTTCTCTTTCTTTCTCGCATCAGCTAGTTCAGTTTTTGTAGCTTTAGCATCTAATTCAAGAGCTTGTAGTTCTGCAGAGGCATTCTCTACCTTATTATTTAGTTTCTCTAAGTTTGAAGCCAACGCCTCTATTTGAAGTACTGTTTTTGATGTCGCCATATTTGTTTATTGTTTGGAAATTATATTATTTGAATAAAAGGTCTACTTCACGTTCAATCTGGTCAGCTTTCTTTTTACCTACACTTTTTCTAAAACTTTTATTAAAGTCATCAATAGCTTTGTTTACATTATCAACATTCTTTTTTATTTCAGGATTCTTTTTAATTAGGTCTTGTGTAGTTTTACCCATTTTCTTTCTAATTAAATTAGAAAAAATCTTGGTTAAAATTTCGTTGATTTTTTGTTGTTCTGTGAGTTTACTTTTCATCAATAATAAATATCAAGTTTTAAGATTTTTATTGAGTTGGACCAAAACTTTCTGTTTGTGATTTGTTTCGAATCTCTTCTATTTGTTTTGCTTCTTTTTCTTTTGCATCAACTAACTTTTTGGCATAAAATCTTCTCAATGGAACTGGCATATTATACAAGTCATTGTGATTAAATCCGTTTCCGTAATAAGCTATGTTGAAGAGCTCTTCGTGAATGGCCGCCCTATTCTCCGGCGGCTGGCCAAAAAAAGTCTATCCCTAATGGAATATCAATCTTATGATTTCCACCAGTCTGACTAACATAGTCATACTTCAAGATAATGTCTGGTTCAATCGACTCTCTATACTTTCTAAACGCTTTTGCGTCCAATGCTAAAAACTCATTATCAACAAAACTATCAATTTTATTCTGGTCTTTTTCTCCGTCTACTGATTGAATTACATATTTCAATCTTGTAGTTAGAGTTTTGTCAACACCAGTTAATTTTGTTAGTTTTTCATAATCTTTTAGATTTTCTGATATTTGGTTTTCATCATTTTGAGTAAGTAGTTTGAACTCAACGACTCTTTTTGAATTTGGTAAGTCAAATAAAAATAAATTACCATTTTTATATAGTTTTTCATTTATTTTTTTGTGTTCTAATGTTGTCAAATCTATATTGATTTCAACTTTTTCATTTGTGTCTGGGTCAATAATTGTGCAAGGATAGTCTTTTCCGTATCCTAAAATACGAGTTCCGACCATTAATGCATTTTTATCACCGATTAACATATCGTCCATTTTCACTTGTGGATTAGCGACTACACTTTCTAATAATCTTTCAATCACTTTTCCTTGTTGAATTAGATTTGTGGAAGTTAGAATATCTTCCTCTTTTGCTGTCATATATTTGACATCTATGGTTCCACTACGCAAAGGACTATCTTCGGGATATAATAATCCCTTTGATGGTAAAGATAGAACTTCAGTAGGAAATCCGTACTGATTTTCAGCCATTTTGTGTTACTCCTTGATTAATACTGAATTAATAACTATTATTTTTTTAAAACTTTTTCTGCACCTGCGATACCGAAGCTACCTAATGTAGTGAATAAAAATGAATTATATACTACATCATTGATAACTAAATCTTTACCCATAAGTCCAGTAACAACATCTGCAAATGCAAATAAAACCATTACTGTAAATGCACCGAAACCAATTATTGATTTCTCGTTGTATTCATTATTGTCTTTAAATATTGCCCACATAATTTTTCTCCGTTAGAATTGTAGGATTGCGTAGTCGAATCTTAGTGTTAGTGAAATATCAGAAACATTAGTTGCTGAGTAATCCATATCACTAAAAGTTGCTGCTTGAATAAATGCACCTTTTAAAGTCCATTCTTCAACTTTATCACCGACTGGTCCTAAAACATTAAATGTAATATCTTTTTTATAGAAGTCAGAATATCCGTCACGACCTGTAACTGATTCGTGGTGTAATCTAACCCACTCCATAACCGCCTGTGCTCCACTTGGAACGATTGGGTCATATAGAGTTACTGTAAGTGTTTGCCATTCTGCTTTTCCTTTTACATATCTTTTTACATTGATATGGTCAAGGGGAACTTCGTTTAATGTTATGTTAGGTCTACCAGTTGTTTTAACTAAGAATGCTGGTATTCCCTCAATGTTCATAATAAACCTATTTGAAAGTTTAGGTTCAAATGGTGTAAAAAACATTTCATTTGGGTCTATAAAATCTGCCACTTTTTTTCTCCTATAAGTAAGAATTTTCTATTACATTAATAAATATAACAAAACCAAAAAAAGTGATTTTCTATACGCACTTATTTTAATATAATTTTTAGAAGTTTTTTTGAAGTTTTTACTTGACATTGTCATTTATTCATTGTATATTATAGTATGATTGATGAGATAATATGTGAAGAGTGTGGTGTTGAAATAGACGGCTTTTTCCTTTGTGATGATTGTGAAGAAGAACTTTATGAAGAAACCGACTACGAAGAATAATAAAAAAAAGACTTGACTTTTACAAAAAGTATTTGTATATTATAGTGTAATGATAATTGATAAAGGAAACGAAATGATTGAAAATAATGAAATAATTACAACTGATACCGAGGGTATTTATATGAGAGATTACCAAGATACTTTGGTTACGAGAGAAATACCAAACCATTATGGGTATTATAATGATGCTGGTGAGTATGTAGAAAATGGAACTCATACCATTACTCATTATAGATATGCTCATAATCCTATGGAATTATATGAAGCTAATACTAATCAACCGGCTGTTAGGTTGGAAGATTATGAAGCTCCTTATTTTGAACAAGCTTTATACAAGGGTATTCCTATGAGAGTGAGATATAATCCTACTATTAGGAATATGATGATGACTGGTAATTTTAGAATTAAGTATCGTGGTGGTAGTAAGCCACAATATGGTTATGTAAGAAGTCAATACAATACATTAGCCGAATACGCCGATACTTTCGCGATTTATCCTAAGTAGGTGTTAATATCGTAATCGTAAGAACCTACTGATTTCCTTATCAAACAAAAAACCCCCAATTTCTTGGGGGTTTTTTTATTTTATGTTCCTCGTTTAGTCTTCAAATGCTGCACCTGAAGGTTGAACTACAAAGTCCAACACAATAAATTCAGCTGTTTTCGTAGGTTGGATAAAGATTTGACCAACTAATTGGTTTCTATCTACAACATCTGGTGTGTTGTTTGTTTCGTCCATTACGATTCTAAACGCATTTAATCCACTATTAGATTGAACTTGCTCTAAGTAAGGATTTACAAGATTTAAGAATCTTGTTCTTAGAGTTCCTGTGTTTTGTTCGAACACTAAGAATCTTGAAGTAGATGCGATGAACTTTCTTAAGTTAATCAACAATCTTCTTACATTGATTCTGTCTAACGCACTTGGTTTACCTTGAAGTGTCTTCTGTCCAAACACTACTACACCTTGACCTGGGAAAGATGCGATTGGATTAATACGATTTTCGTATAAATCATCTCTTTCTAAGTTGGTTAGTCTTGTTTTGGCTTCTAATACTTCTGTTAAACCACCACGATTTAGACCTGCTGGTGCGAACCACTCTTGTCCAATTCTATCATTTTGTGCAAAAACACCTGGTAGAACTACTGAAGGTGGAACCCAAGTTGGTTTACCTTTAACACTATCTAAGATTTTAATCCAAGGATAGTAAGTAGCTACATAATTTGAATCTACGGTTTTTACATTACTAATAGCTGTTTGAACTGAGGCGTTGTATTCAAATCCGTCCATAATATAGAACGCATCTGCTCTGTCCTCAACTTTGTCTATTGCGTGATTTGTTACAGCTTGATGTCCACCACCGAGTCCGTGAATGATACCTGGTGTTGCCAACAAGTTAATGTCAAACTCATCTGGATTTGAGATAGCGTTTATAGCTCTCTTGAATGCTACTGAACCACTTGATAGTGATGTAGTAAAGTCAAATCCAAAAGTATTTGCTAATGATGTGTTTGTGCCATTTTTCTTTTCAATAGCTGGATTCACTCCGTCAAACCCACCTTGGAAAGGAACTGCGAATTTCTTCTGTCCTAAAGCTGAACCCGATACTGATAATTTAATACCATCTCTTGAGTATGAAGTACCCAATGTTGATGCGTCATTATTACCAAATGCATCTTCTAAACTCATAGAAACATTACTACCGACTCCTGCACTTGTTGGTGTAGGTCCTAAATATTGTTTATTGTCTTCTTTCTTGAAGTCAAATCCATAATATTCATTTGAGTCAAATGTTCCTCTTGAATTTTGTTGTCCAGTTCCACTTGTTGTAAATCTATATGAAGCTGTTGGGTATGAAGCGTCTACTGTTGAACCACTCATTGACTGGCTTGTCACCGGTAAAACGTGTGGTTGAGTTAATGCTGCAAATCCCATAGGAACTATATCTTTTGAAATTCCTGTTAAATTACCAAAGTTTGATACATAAACATATTTAGATTGATTTGGATAATCACCATTGTTGGTTAATTTACCATTTGAATCAATAGAAACATATCTATCACCAATTGCTCTTGGTAAGTAGTTGACTGAATCCTCATCAAAATTTAGACCTTGGAAGTTTTCTAAAACTGTGTTGTCGTCATTTTGTCCTGGATTATTAATAATCACTTGTAAGTCAAATGCACCATAGTCAGAACCCGGAACATCAGCTGGTTGTTTAATATTTGAAATACCAACTTTATATGATTCGTTTTGTGAACTACCGTGTGAACGAGTTTTTACTTTAAATAAGCTTGTTCTTGCTCCATTTACTAATTGTGATTGGATTGAAGGTGTTGATGCAAAGTCATAATCAAATGAAAAGTTTTCATCTGAACCACTTGCGATAAACACTTTATCCGTTGTAGCCATTAAGTTTTGTGTTGTTAGGAAGTTTTTATAAACATACACTTCTTGATTAGCATCTTGTGGGTCTGTGCTGAATACTTTTGTAATGTAGTTTGCTGAACTTGAATTAAATGATAAAGTAAATGCTTCTCTCGATGCACTTGATAAACCATTTGTAGTTGCAAGATTCATTACAAATGAACTCATTGTTCCACCTGCGTTCAACGATGCACTATGTGGACCAGCTAACTCCAACGCGTCTGGGTCAGTTGCTCCTCTTGAAGGCTTCAACGAAGCTCCAACAAATACACCTTTTGAACCACTAATACCTAATAATACTGTGTCATTGCTATATCCACCTAATCCTAAAACACGAACGATTGTTACTGCTCCTGCACTACGAAGATATTGTTTCGCAGCGAAAGGAACATAGAAGTCTTGTGATTCTTGACCAAAGATTTGTTCAAACTCAGCAAAGTTTCTAACGATAGTAGGTGTGAAAGCTGGACCTTCTGATGTTGGTCCAATCAATGCTGCTCCTATTCCGTCAATACCTTGTGGTAAGAAAGATAAATCTTTTTCTCTGGTAAATACCCCAGGACTTACGATTCTTTCTGCCATTTTTTTTCTCCTAATTAGGTTATATCGTAAGTATAAATATCATTTAAAAAAGTCAAAATACACCTACTAAGTAATTTTTTTTATTTTACTGGTGTAAATACGCCAGTATCGGGGTCAAGATTACCTGGTCCATACTTTTCAGTAAATCCTTCAACCAGTGCTCTTTCCTCGTTTATTAAATCAGAATACCTTGTTTCTAAACGAAGTTTGTCATTTGAAATATTTTCTAATGCTTGTTCAGTTTGTATTCTTTGAATCTCTAACCTACCTAATAAAGTTTGAACCTCTTCAAATCCGTTTCTTAAAGAACTGATATTTTCAACTTCTTTTTTGGTAAATTTAATTTCTTTAGATTTTTTAGCCATTATAACTCCTGTTTTGGTTTAATAATAAATATAAAGTTATTTGTTCAAACAATCACATTTTTGTTTGATTTCATCAACTTCTTGTTTTAATTCTTTGATTGATTCGATTAATAATGGAACGATTTTTTCATACTTAACTGCTTTATATCCACTACCTCTTGTCGTTACGACTTCTGGTAAAACTTCTTCAATTTCTTGTGCAATAACACCAACATCTTTTCCTTCGTATGTTGATTGTTTATCATTCCAAATAAATGTATAACCACCAATCTTATCCATTTTTTCTAATGGGTCTTCAATTGGTTCAATATTGTCTTTAAGTCTTTTGTCTGATGAACCGAATGCAATTACATCTCCACTTGCTTCTATTTGAGAACCTGATATGTTTGATAGGAATTGTGCATTTCCTGCATTTTCCATATCTAAATCTAAGGCGGTTATGGTTGCACCACCATCATTACCTTTAAATAACATATGTTTATTACTTGTTTCTGATTTGATTACTAAGTCTGAAGTGACTCTTTTGAAACTACCGAATAAAGTTCCACCATCTTTTAAATTAATGTCTGCTCCATCTGCGTCAAGATTGATGTCTCCACCAGCATCGATTGTGAAATCTGCTGCTGTCGATACACTTGGTATAGCGGCATCACTACCACTAACTATTAATTTTTTCCAACTTGGCATTTATTTTATCTCCTTATGGTTGGTTACCTTTCGGCCCACTTCCTTGTTGCCACACAAGGCCAATAAAGTTATTTACTTAAGTTTTTATAATTGTCTTGAAGTTTTTCAACTACTTTTACTGCTTCAAGTAATTTTACACCTGGTATCATACTTTCTTGAATTACATATAATAAAAATTCTGTTTCTTCTTTAGAAAGTTTAACACCATTACTATTTTCTTGTACGGTATCTTGTCTTACCTTATCAATTAATCCCATAATAACCCTTAACATTCATTTTTACGAGTATATAAATATATCCTCAGTTCCGTCATCAATCTTTATATTACCCTTTACATTATATGTTGATGAACCGGTATTTGCTGTCAAAACATATAAAGAAGCGTATGCTTCTGGTGTTCCTGCTACTGCGTCTTGACCAAGTTGTGTATCAACTTGAACACCAAATCTGTCTTCTGAGTCGTCAAATACAAATGCACTACCACTACCTGCTGAACCACTACCGACTAAGAAACCTCCGTCTCCTGTGGCACTTGAACCACTATTAAATAGTGCAAATCTGTCAGCGATTAATAAGTTAGATGATGATATAGATGTTGTTGAACCATTTACCGTTAGATTACCTGTAATGATTGCTGCACCTTGAACATTTAGTGTTGAACCATCAAATGTTAAGTTTGCTTCTGCATTTTGTGCGTCTGTTCCAGTAGCCGTAACTATTCTGTTATTACTACCATTAGCCATAAAGTCAGATACATCAACTGCGATAGCATTTGCAGATACATCAATACCTGTTCCTGCTCCAACTGCTAATGCAGAACCTCCACCACCAGTTAAACCATCTCCTGCTACTGATGTTGCTAATGCGTCCTCATCAACACCTGCGTCTTTAATAGCAATTGTTTTTGCTCCACTACCGTCAAATGTTGTTCCACTATTTAATTGGATTGTTGAATTATCAACGGTAAGTGCGTTAGGAACTTTCAATACTGATAGATTATTTGATGATATTTCTATTGTAGAATCATCTGCAACATCATCATTTAACATTGTTCCTTGAACTGCGTCTGCTGCTATTGTTAAAGCACCACCTGCTGCTACTGTTGCGTCCCCACTTACTTTACCAAATAAATATTCTGCGAAGTTGGAACCAGATATAAATTTACTTCCTCCGTCATTTACAAAAAGTTTAAGTGCGTCGTGTGATACACCTGTTTCTGCTGTTGATGGAAATTCTCCTGCAACTCCACTTATTCCACTACCGTCTCCTGTAAAGGAACCTGTAAATGAACCTGTGATGTGAGAGTCTGATATTGAACCACTATTAATAATGTTTCTTGACTTAACAATATCTCTCATATCGTTAATATCAACGATAGAAGTAATATCTCTTGTCACGGTTAAATCTTGTCCAATAGTCACATCATCTGGTTGAGATAATGTGATTGAGTTTGCTCCGTTTGTTACGGTAATTTCGTTTGAAGTTCCTGTAAGTGTTGCTGCTGCTGGTCCGTCTGCACCACCAATAATTAATTGTCCGTTTGAAGTTAATGCGACTGCA